ATCGCCTAGTTCGCTCCCGAGCTAGGCGAGCAGTAGAAGGGAAGGGCTAATGCCTAACATCATTACAGCTTCGCAGCTAAGATCCGTCTTAGGCGTTAGTTCTTCTCTCTACGACGATAATTACTTAAACGACATTATCGACACAGCAGAACAGGCGATTCTCCCGCTGCTTATTCAGAACTCGACGGCCGTAGTCGAGTACGAATTAAAAGATAACGTAGCGATCTTCTACACTCGACGCGTCCACACTTTCGTCGTCGGACAATCGATCGTCGTAACTGGTCTTCCAGCTCCATTTACAGCCACTCACATTCTTACAGTAGTTACAGACAGTTCGTTCTCCGCAGCTCTTACGAGCGCAGACGTTACTCGTCGCCAGATTATTCCTAACGGAACGGCAACTCTTAGCGGCTATTCAGCTGCGACTCTTTACGTCGGAAACTCATCGATCGAGTCCGCTATCTACGCCGTATCTATCGAAGTCTTCCAATCTCGCACCGCTGCGGGCGGTCAGATCGAAGGTCTGGACTTCCAGAGTTCTCCGTATCGAATGGGCCGCAGCTTGCTAAATCGAGTTATCGGGCTTCTCGGTAATTACATCGATGTCGACACGATGGTCAGCTAATGCCAGCTTCTTCGATTCTAACGAGCGTTCGTACTCCGCTAAAGACAGCGATCCAAGGCGTAGCGGCTAACACCTACGACTCCGTTCCAGAAGCTCCGATCGTTCCGTTCGCGGCGGTTACTCCGAGCGTTCCGTATCTTCAGCCGACGTTCTTAGGTAAGTCGAACGTAAAGCTAAAAGTAAATCTAGTAGTAAGCGTAGGCGTAGCGATCTACGATAATCAGAGCGCACTCGATAACTGGGAGAAGCTCGTAATAAGCATTCTGGCGGCCGTTCCGTCAGGGTATGAAGTCGGAGACGTATCGAATCCGATTCCGTTAACGATAGGCGCGTCAGAGATTCTCGCGGGCGAGATTCAGCTTTCCACCTATTACACACAAACAAACTAAGGAGAAACAATGGCCACGACCGTCATTACTGGACGCGATCTCGCTATGACGATCGCGACAAAGAACTACGACGAGCAAGCGACAAGCGCGACACTTTCAGCGGATGTCACTATCGAAACTTACGACACACTTTACTCGAAGGCTTATAAGTCGATCGATTCACAGTGGACGTTCGATGTCGAGATGCTCGCAGACTGGGGCGCAACAGATTCGCTCTGTGAAGCTCTCTGGTCAGCTGCGGAGTCAGCACCTAACACAGCTCTAGCGGTATCGCTTACAGCTGTAACAGGCGCAGTCTTTAGCTTTAACGTTCTGCCACTATTTCCAAGCGTGGGCGGATCATCGCCAGACGCTCAGACTGTTAGCATGAGCTTTACAGTTATCGGAACACCTACAGAGACATTCAGCTAATAAAAAGAATCGGGAGCAATAAATGAAGCTAGAACTAGAAGTCCAGTACCTATCGGGTGACGTCGTTACTTATGTGGCAGCTCTTCCAGAATGGGTAAAGTGGGAACGAAAGTTTAACGCGACAGTAAACGAAGCAGAATCTAAACTCGGACTCGAAGGGCTTACGTTCTTGGCTTATCACGCTATGAAGCGCGAAGCAGCTGGGAATCCTGTTAAGCCTTTCGAGATCTGGGTGGAGACTGTAGAAGGAATTAACAGTAAGAAGTCAGACCCAAAAGCTGGGCCGTCGGAAGCTTAAATCGGATCATCGTCGAGGTCGCGATCGCGACACAGATTCCGATGAGTGAGTGGCAGACGGCGGAAGATTTACTCACAGCTATAGAGATCTTGGAGAGGCAGAATGGCAGATAAAAGCGGCCGCGGCACTTATGCCATTACTGTCGATCCTTATGAGTTTAAGAATCTTCTTGGTCTTCTGGGTTCATTTCCCGCGGAGTATCAGCAGTTAGTTCGTGATCGCGCTCAGCCTATGTCCCAGCGGTTAGCGGGCCAGCTGATGATGAGTGGACTGTCTGCTCCAGCTCCACAGACAAAGCTAGTAGTCCAGACGATCAAGTCTCCACGCGATCGTCTTATTCGCGTCGACATCGGTGGCCCTAAGAAGGTGGGTCGTCCTTATGGCGGAGAAGCTTCTAAAAGCGGTAAAGGCGCGAAGGTTCGCCGACAAGCTGCGCCAGCGGGCGCTCTGCTCTGGGGAACAGAGTACGGATCACATGGCGGCGTCGACTCAATCGGTCGGGCATTTACGAACAGATTTAAGACTCCGTATAATAAGCGCGGTTACTGGATCGCTCCAGCTGTCGACTTCTATGTCCCAGTCGTAGCGCGAGAATACGCGCTTATGGTTCAGCAAATCGCGAATGAATTGAGGCTAAAGTAATGGCGGGCATTCCTAAGATAAAGATTACTTTCGACGCCGACTTCGATCAACTAAAGGCGGGCGTCAAAGGCGCGCAGAATGAAGTCGAAGGCTTCGGATCTAAGATGGGTGGATTCGCTAAGAAAGCGGGTAAAGCGTTCGCGGTAGCTGGAGCGGCGGCGGCTGCGTACGCTGGCGTTCTTCTCGTCGATGGAGTTAAGTCTGCGATCGAGGACGAAGCAGCTCAGGCTAAACTCGCAACGACTTTAGAAAACGTTACAGGCGCGACTAAGGATCAGATTAAAGCTGTCGAAGATTACATAACCGAAACGGCTTTAGCGAATGGAATTACAGACGACAAACTTCGTCCGTCGCTAGATCGTCTAATTCGTTCCACTAAAGACGCAACGAAAGCGCAAGAACTTCAGAGCTTAGCTTTAGACATAGCAGCGGGAACAGGTAAAGATCTAAGCGCAGTCTCCGAAGCGTTAGGTAAAGCGTACGACGGCAATCTGGGCGCATTAAAGAAGCTGGGTGTCGGTATCGACGACAGCATCATTAAGTCTAAGAACTTCGACGCGGCAGCTGCGGCACTAGCTAAAACTTTTGAGGGCCAAGCTTCTCAACAAGCCGAGACTTTTCAGGGCAAGATGGCTCGTCTTACTGTTGCATTTGATGAAGCGAAAGAGACGGTAGGTTCTTACGTTCTGGATGCTCTTACTCCGCTCGTATCAAACTTCGTCGATAAGGGAATCCCGGCCATTCAGGACTTCGCTAAGAATCTGGGCGAAACTCTTGGGCCAGCATTTGGTCAGATTTTTAAGGTAATAAAAGAGGATCTACTTCCAATCTTAATAAATTGGTGGAAGTTCCTGTATAACGAAGTAATCCCAGCGATCGGTAAAGTGGTCGGCCCGATCCTAGAAGGACTTAAATCTGTCTTCGATAAAGTTAAGAAAGCGATCGAAGATAACTCCACAGAGCTAGAGCCATTCTTTGGGTTCTTAAAAAAGATTTGGGAGTTTATCGATAAGTATCTAGCTCCGATCCTTGGTGGAGTATTTAAGAAAGCACTCGAAGGACTTGGAACTGTTCTGGCTGGCGTAGTTACGACATTCTCGAAATTCGTTACATTCATTACGAACGCGTATAACGGCATTAAGAAGATTATCGACTTCATTCGGAATAACCCGATTACTAATCTCTTCGATGGTAACGATAAGAGCTTAAAGGCTAAAGTCTCTTTCGATTCCGAAGATGCTGGCGGAGACTTTACTGGAGAAGCGGATAATGGACTCCCGACTGGGACGCCTACATCGGTGTTCGCTCCGTCTGCGGATTCGCCTACATTTACAGGCGCTCCGCTAGGAGCTTATTCTCCAGCCATGCAAGCCGCGATCCTACGCCGCGAAGAATTAAAGGCCGAGACCGAAAGACTTAGACAAGCCAGAGAAGACGCAGCGGCAGCTCGATTAGAAGCTACAGGCGGACAGTCAACGGCAGACAGAATTACAGTTAACTTCGGCGTAGTCGGAGATCCAGAAGCGGCAGCTAGAGCATTAGTAGACGTTCTTAACCGTTCGTCAGCTCGCGGCGGCGGTGGTTTTAATTCCTTGGTGGCTGTCTAATGTCGGTATGGACTCCCGAATGGCAAGTCTCAATCAACGGCGGCGGAGATTACACGAATCTAACTCTGTCGAACTTATCCATCACTTCTGGGCGTACGGACATTTATTCTCAGCCTAGAGCTGGTTACTGTTACGTCGAGATTCTTAATTTAGACGAATCTCCCATCCAGATAGACGTTAACGATAACGTTCTAATTAAGATTAAAGATTCGACAGGAACATTCGTCAATCTATTCGGCGGAGACGTTACAGACATTCAGGTACAAGTTCTTAACAGTAGCAACACTCAAACGAATCAGATTATGAGAGTTACAGCGCTGGGAGCATTATCTAAACTGCCAGTAAGTCTTACAGAAGGCGTCTTGTCTAAAGATTTTGAGGGCGATCAGATTTACACAATTCTGGAGGATTTACTACTTAATAATTGGAACGAAGTAGCTCCAGCGGTAACATGGGCTAATTACGATCCAAGTCAAACATGGGCAACAGCCGAGAACGTAGGACTGGGAGAGATCGATCGCCCAGGTGATTATGAACTAACAGCCAGAAGCGCATCTACGACGGACGTTTATTCTTTAATAAGTGGGTTAGCTACTTCTGGTCTCGGTTACATTTACGAAGATGCTTCGGGCCGCATCGGATACGCAGACAGTACCCATCGGGCGCAGTATTTAGCCGATAACGGTTACACAGAGATTTCAGCTTTAACGGCTTTCGCTGCTGGGATTTCGACAATTAAACGAATCGCAGACGTTCGCAATAAGGTAACGATCCAGTATAAGAACAGCCAAGAAGAATCGGCCAGCGATACAGGATCAATCGGAATCTATGGCCAGCAAGCACACATCATTACGACGACTTTAGAGAACAAAGCAGATGCAGAGTTCCAAGCTGACTTCTATCTGGGACTTCGAGCTTATCCGCAAGCGCAATTCCAAGCTATTACTTTTACGCTGGGAAACGACAACATCGACGACTCAGATCGCGACGCACTTCTTAACGTATTCATGGGACTTCCGTTAGACATAACCGATCTTCCGCCAAACATTCTTTTAGGACGCTTCCAAGGCTTCGTCGAAGGCTGGACGTTCTCGGCTGGCTATAACCGTCTCGACATAACTCTTAACCTAAGCCCTACAGCTTTCAGCTTACAATCTATGAAATGGGAGAACGTGAGTGTCGCCGAGAGCTGGAATACTTTATCTTCTACACTTGACTGGAATAACGCGACAGTAGTCGCATAAAGGAGAAACAATGGCCACGAGTCCTCTGTTCGGCTGGGAAGAACCCGACGACGTAGATTTAGTTAAAGACGGCGCAGCTGCGATTCGTACGCTGGGCAACGCTATCGATACATCGATGGGCGATCTTTTAGGCGGTACTTCTGGCCAAATCTTGGCCAAGAACTCTAATACAAACATGGATTTTACCTGGATTACTAATGACGTCGGAGACATTACAGCGGTAACAGCTGGGACAGGTATTTCGGGCGGCGGTACTTCTGGCGCAGTTACAATTACGAACTCCATGGCAACGGCA